TGCAATTCTTCTTCTTAATGCTGATGAAGTAGGCACTCCTTCTCAAAATGCTGGTTTAGAAATTGAACGTGGCACTTCTGCTAATGTTTCATTTGTTTGGAATGAAACATTAGATCGTTGGTATACAACAAATAATATTCAAGCAAATTCATTTTCTGGATCACTTATTGGTAATTCAGATAGTGCTTCTATTTTAGAAACTGCGCGAACAATTACTATTGGTGGTGATACCGCAGGTTCTGCAGACTTTGACGGTTCTTCAAATATTTTAATCAATACAACACTTGCAAACTCTGGTGTTGTTGCTGGAACATATGGCACTTCAACTTCGGTACCTTCATTTACAGTCGATGCAAAAGGTAGAATTACTAATGTAACAACTTCTACTCTAGATACTGTTTTTGATATTGCTGGAGATACTGGTAGTGATACTGTAAATTTAGCTGGAGGCACTTTATCTATTGTGGGTGGTGAAGGTATTAATACGACAATTGTAAATGGAGACTTTGCTATAGCCGCGGAAATAGCTACATATACAAATAAAGGTATTGCTGCATTCAGTAATGCAGATTTTACAGTTACAAATGGCCAGGTTTCTATTAACGAAATTGACGGAGGTACCTTTTAGTGTCTTCTACAATTAAGATTAAAAGAACATCAACAGCATCTTCAGTTCCAGGCATTTCAGATTTAGAGCTTGGAGAATTAGCTCTTAACACAAATGATGGAAAGTTATTTTTTAAAAAGGATGATGGAACTGCATCTATAGAGACAATTACTCCAATTAATTTAGCAGCAATAAATCAAGATATTATTCCAGCAGATAACGAAACTTATAGCCTTGGATCACCAACAAAAAGATTTTACGAGTTATATTTAGCCGGAAATACGATTGATATTGGTGGAGCTACAATTTCTTCTGACGGATCTGGAACAATTCAAATTTCAGCTAATGGTGCAGTATTACCAGCTGGATCTAAAGTTTCAAGCGGAAATTCACAAGCACAGATTGCTACTATTGTTGATAGCGTTACAGATAATGATGGCAACCAACAAGCACTTGGTTTGAATGATCAAGTTTCTACAGTAAGCGTTCCATTTTACACTAAATCTTCTGGTCTAAGCTCCTCATCTGCTACATTTACATTTAAACAAAATATTGCTGATGCAAGAGTATTCAAAAATTTTACGCTAGCTGGTGGGCAAAGTATTGCTTCTGGCATATCGTTATTTTCATTTTAGGAAATTTTAAATGACAGTAAAGACACCAATTAGAACAGTATTTGACTCAAGTAATAATGCTACTGGTCTAGCAGAATTTCAAAGTGGAGAGGCTATTGGTCCTAATCACGGTGGAACTGGTCTTACCTCTCTTGGAACCACTGGTCAATACCTAAAAGTAAATTCAGCAGCAACTGCTATGGAATGGGCTACACTTGACTTTGCTTCGGAAACATACGTAGATAGTGCTGTTTCAAACCTTGTTGATGCTGCGCCTGATGCCTTAAATACTTTAAACGAATTAGCCTCTGCACTAAACGATGATTCTAATTTTGCAACAACAATAAATTCTTCAATAGCTACTAAACTAGCAATATCAGATTTTGGAACATATTTTGATAATAATTTAGCAACTAAAAATACCGCTAGTTTAAGTGAGGGTACTAATCTTTATTATACTGATGCAAGAGTTGCAAATTACCTAAGTAATAACTCTTATGCCACTCAATCTTATGTCCAATCACAAGTTGAAACAAAAGATAATAGTGATGAAATTACTGAAGGATCGTCAAATCTTTATTTTACTGAAAGCAGATCAAGACAATCAGTTTCTGCTAGTGGATCTTTAAGCTATAACGCAACAACTGGTGTTATTTCATATACTACACCAACAACTGATGGAATTGCTGAGGGCACATCAAATTTATATTATACTCAAACAAGAGTTAACTCAGCGTTTGATACAAGATTATCTTCGAAGACAACTGCTGATTTGTCAGAAGGCTCTAATTTATATTATACTCAAACAAGAGTTAACTCAGCGTTTGATACAAGATTAGCTACTAAATCTACTGACAATTTATCAGAAGGTTCTTCTAATCAATATTATACAGATGCAAGAGTTAACAGTTATTTAACTAATAATTCTTATGCAACAGAAACATACGTTGATAGTGCAATTAATAATATTATTGATGGCGCGCCATCGGCACTCGATACACTAAACGAATTAGCTGAAGCATTAAATGACGATGCAAATTTTTATTCATCTATTACTCCAACTGCAAGAGCTGCAATTTCAGTAGCTGGTGATTTAAATTATAATTCAACAACTGGCGTTGTAAGCTATAACCTTCCGAGTAATACAGCTACAACAGACGAGGCAATTGCACTTTCAATAGCGTTAGGATAATTTTATGGCAAACCCTACTACAAGACAAGAACTAATTGATTATGCGCTTAGAAGATTAGGCGCGCCGGTTATAGAAATCAATGTTGATGAAGATCAACTTGAAGACAGAGCTGATGACGCATTACAGTTTTATCAAGAATACCACTCAGACGCAACAATGAGAGTTTATCTTAAGCATCAAATTACCGCTGCAGATATAACTAATAAATATGTTAGTCTAGGTGAGAATATTTTAAACGTAAAAAGAGTTTTTCCTATTGGTAATTCTCAATCAAGTATTAATATGTTTTCTGTAAAGTACCAATTGCACTTAAATGACATTTATGATTTATCGTATATTGGTGACTTAATGTATTATGAAATGGTTCAACAATATGTGTCGTTGTTAGATATGAAATTAAACGGTAGTGGCGAGCATATTCGCTGGAACCGCCATATGAATCAATTACATTTAGATGTAAATTGGGAAACAGATATTAATGAAGGTGATTACATTATCGTGGAAGCTATGAGAATTGTTGACGCGGCGTCTTATTCAGATGTATATAATGATATGTTTTTAAAACAATATATTACAGCTTTAATTAAACAACAGTGGGGTGCTAATCTTATTAAGTTTGAAGGTATGCAACTTCCTGGAGGTGTAACATTAAACGGCAGGCAAATTTTTGATGATGCTACAACTGAGCTTCAAACTATAAGAGAACAAATGCAGCTAAATTATGAAATGCCAGTCGATTTTTATGTAGGATAATTTAATGGCTACCAACGTATATTTTAGTCAAAAAGTAAGATCCGAACAACATCTTTACGAAGATATTGTAATCGAATCCTTAAAAATGTATGGGCAAGACGTTTATTATTTGCCACGCAAAGTAGTGTCTGAAGATACAATTTTAAACGAAGATATTGAATCTGTATTTGAAGATGCATACATAGTTGAAATGTATATTTCCAACATAGATGGTTTTGAGGGCGATGGAAATTTATTATCTAAATTCGGAGTTGAAATTAGAGATCAAGCTAACTTTATTGTAGCTAAAAAGCGGTGGAACCAATATATTGGATTAGATAATAATTCGGTAAGTTCTATTAGACCTAATGAAGGAGATTTAATTTATTTACCTTTGTCTAAGTCTTTATTCGAAATTAGATTTGTAGAACATGAATCGCCATTTTATCAATTATCCAATTTGCCTACGTACACATTGCAATGCGAACTGTTTGAATATTCTGGAGAAAAAATTAATACTGGTATTGATGATGTCGATAGCATTAATCAGGCAGTTTCTCAACAATTAGTCTTGGTTGTTAATAACTCTAATGGTACCGAATTTAGTATTGGGGAAGATATACAACAGGAAATAGGATCTACTGGAGAATATGTGACTGGTAGAATTATTTCTTATGAAACTGTTGATAGTACAACTAAAAAATTATTTGTAACTAATTGGGCAACTACAGATGGAAAGTATCACGCATTTACTACAACAAACGTCAATGGAAATACTTCTGGGGCGGTTTGGGATGTAAATGACATATATAATATTAATGACCCAGTTGAAAATAGAGCTCTACCTAATGATCTACAATCGCGCAACCAAGAGTTTGAACTTGAAGCTGATGGAATTATTGACTTTTCTGAGTCTAATCCGTTTGGTGAGATTGGAGGTTAATTATGTTAGCAGATCATTTTTATCACGCATCAATTAGAAGAACCATTGCAGCTTTCGGTACTATTTTTAATAATATTAAGATTTTGCGAAAAGGTTCAGATGGTGAAGTAAAAAATATTATGAGAGTTCCATTATCTTATGGGCCTAAACAAAAGTTTCTTGCAAGACTAGAATCACAAGCATCTCTTACTGATCCAAAAGTAGCAATTAAATTACCACGGATGTCTTTTGAAATTACTTCTTTATCATATGACGCAGCGAGTAAATTGCCAAAGATGAACCAAATTGTTCGTGGATCTGGTATTACAAGAGATGCGATTTATACTCATGCTCCATATAATATGGGTATTACCTTATCAATTATGGCAAAGAATCAAGACGACGCTTTGCAAGTAATTGAACAAATTATTCCGTATTTTCAACCAGAATATACGATTACAATTAATGAAGTACCAGAGCTCGGGATAAAATCTGATGTACCTATTATATTA